AGATTAAGAAAGTCAGAGAGAAATTAAAAAAGCAAGAAGACCTTGCAGTATTTGATAACAAAGATATCAATAGATTTAACTACGGTGACTTCGTAGAGTATTTCATCTATTCCAATCAAGGTTATCAGGGATTCAGTGGACAGGGTATTAAGATTGCTGCAGATGCAATCACCTTTGTTCCATCTGGATTGATGGATTATAACAGAAATCTAGTACTAAGTTACTTACATAAGGCAATTAAATCTATCAATCAACTTCGTATGATTGAGGATTCTCTTGTCATCTATAGATTATCACGAGCACCAGAACGTCGTATTTTCTATATTGATGTAGGTAATCTACCAAAAATTAAGGCGGAACAATATCTACGTGATGTAATGTCACGTTATAGAAATAAGTTAGTTTACGATTCAGCGACTGGTGAGATCAGAGATGATCGCAAGCATATGAGTATGCTTGAAGATTTCTGGTTGCCACGTAGAGAAGGTGGTAGAGGAACTGAAATTACAACTCTTCCTGGTGGTCAAAACCTAGGTGAATTGGCAGACGTTCAATATTTCAAAGAGAAATTATACGCATCTCTCAACCTACCTATCTCCAGATTAGAGTCTGGAAACTCTTTCAGTCTAGGTAGATCTTCAGAAATTACCAGAGACGAACTTAAATTTACCAAATTTGTAGGTAGATTAAGAAAGAGATTTAGTGAAGTATTTCACGATATTCTCAAGACTCAATTAATTCTCAAAGGGGTCATCACTTCCGAAGATTGGGAAGAGATGAAAGAAGATATTCAATATGATTATATCTTCGACAATCATTTCTCAGAACTAAAAGAATCTGAACTACTAACTGAGAGAATGAATTTGGTGAATATGGTCGAACCATATATAGGAAAATATTTCTCAATAGAATATATTAGAAGACAGATTCTAAAACAAACAGATCAAGAAATGGAAGAAATTGATCTGCAAATAGAAAGTGAAAAAGAATTAGGATTAATTGTAGATCCAAATGCAATGATGGATCAACAACTACAGGGTGATATGGGTGGTGGTCAACCACCTCCAGATCAAACTCAACAAGATGGTGCAGACCCATTAAATTCTGATTTTGAAAAAATTGTAGAACCAAAAGACTACAATAAAGGTAATTTTTAATAAATATTTTTACGAGGTAAATTATGTCTGATACAAAAGATATTATCTATTCTTTTAGTAACAACGATAACATTGGAACTATTGAAAAAATTAGTAATGCACTCTATTCAAGAGCAAATGATTACATTAATTCCAGAAAACAAGTTGTTGCAAAAGGTATTTTTGATGACAATTTAGATGAAAATCCACCAGCATAAATAGGTAGTCAAGGATGAAACTAATCACCGAAACCATAGAACAAGTTCAGGTTATTACTGAAGATAAAGATGGTGCCAAAAACACCTATATCACAGGCATCTTTCTACAGTCAGAGATGGCCAATAGAAACAACCGTTTCTATCCTTTCGATATTCTAAATAGAGAAGTCGCAAAATATAATGAAAGTTATATTAAAACTGGTAGGGCACTCGGTGAGTTAGGTCATCCAGATGGTCCTTCAATTAACCTAGACAGAGTATCACATAAGATTGTGAGTTTGCAATCCGAAGGTAAAAACTTCATTGGAAAGGCACAAATCCTAGATACTCCTATGGGTAAAATCGCCAAAAATCTTTTAGATGGTGGTGTAACTCTTGGAGTTTCTTCAAGAGGTATGGGTTCTATTGAAGAGAAAAATGGCATTAATTATGTGAGAGACGATTTCATGCTTGCAACTGCAGCTGATATTGTTGCTGATCCATCTGCCCCTGATGCATTTGTTCAAGGGATTATGGAAGGTAAAGAGTGGATTTGGGAGAATGGTCTCCTAAAAGAAAAGAGAGTTGATTCGTATAAAACATACATTAATCGCTCTTCCTCTAGAGAATTGCAAGAAAGAAAACTTCGTGTATTCGAAGATTTTATTTCTAATTTATAATTTTAATAAATACTATTAGAAAAAACATAACTATAGGGAGTTTTTTTCAATGTCTAAATCTATAGTTGACAGAGACTTTGAAACCGAAGTAACTATGTCAGAAGGAAGTAATGCGGTGACAGCACACGCTAAACCCGCAGAGTCTATGCATAAAGTAGATAATACTGTTCCAGGTCAAAGCGGTAGTGCTGAAGATCTAGGTGGTCCAGTAGTAAAACCTTTCGAGAAAGAAAGCATCGGCAAAAAAGTTGCTGCAAGAATGAAGCACGAAGGTAGTAAGTCTCTTTCTACAAAATCATCCAGTGCATCTGGAGATAAGCAAGATTCTATCAAGAAGAGTCCAACTTTCGAGGAAGTTGAAGATTCCGAAGAGAATATCATCCTAGAAGCTGAAAAAGAAGATTCTGAAAAAGAGTCTAAAAAAGAAGAAAAGGGTGAGAAAGAGGATAAGGAAGAAAAGGGTGAAAAGGACGAAGATGAGTCCGAAAAAGAAGATAAGAAAATGAAGAAGGAAGACACTGAAATCAATGTCGAAGAAGATGTAAGAGCACTTTTAGAAGGTGAAGAACTTTCACCTGAGTTTGAGGCAAAGGCAAAACTAATCTTTGAATCTGCCGTAAGAAATAAGGTTGCTGAAGTACTAGAAAGTATCGAGTCACATTATCAGGCAAGACTCGAAGAGGAAGTTGTTGCTGTTGCTGAACTCCTAGAAGAGCGTCTAGACGCTCAACTAGACTATGCAACATCTAAGTGGATTGAAGAGAACAAACTCGCTATTGATTATGGAGTTAGAAATGAATTGACCGAAGACTTTATGCGTGATCTAAAGCGCGTCTTCGAACAAAATTATATTGATATCCCAGAAGACAAGGTTGATGTACTCGCCGAAATGTCTAATGAAATTAATGATATGGAGAGTAAACTCAACGAAGCTTACGAAGTTAATATTAATCTTAACAAGAAACTAAGCACCTATATTCAAAATGGAATTTTTGGCGAAGTTTCTGAGGGTCTCGCAGACACTCAAAAAGAAAAATTAGCTTCTTTGGCCGAGTCTGTTGAGTTTGAAAGTGAAGAGGATTACAGGCACAAGCTTGAAACACTAAAAGAATCATACTTCCCAAAAACTCGCACAAATTCTATTGAGGATCTAATCGAGTCCAACAAGTCGTATGAAAACTTAGATGGTGCGATGGCAGCATATGCAGCTGCAATCTCACGTTGGTCTAAGTGATATTATTTTATAAATATTAACAGATTCCGAAAAATAACCAAGGAGCTAATCTAAAATGTTTAACGCACAACATTTAGTAGAAAAGTGGAGTCCTATTATTAACCATAGTGATCTCCCAGAAATCGGTGACAGTTACAAGAGAGCTGTTACTGCACAACTTCTAGAGAACCAAGAAAAATTCCTCAGAGAGGAGCGTGGTCTTCTAACTGAAGCCCCAATTACCAACTCCGCTGGTACTGGTGGTTTCACTGGTTCTGCTTCTCCTGCAGGTCCAGTTGCTGGTTTCGATCCAGTTCTAATTTCACTAATCAGACGTTCCATGCCAAAACTAATGGCATATGACATCTGTGGTGTTCAGCCAATGAGTGGTCCTTCTGGACTAATCTTCGCAATGCGTTCACACTTCGGTACTGATCGTGACGGTAACGGAGCTACTCCAAACGTATTCGATAACGAGACTTTCTACAACGAAGTCGCAACTGGTCGCTCCGCTGGTGGTGGTGCTTACAGTGCTGCTGCAGGTGAGACCAAGGCTAACCCAGGTCTTCTAAACCCAACCAACCCAACCGCAGGTGGTCAGGGTGCTACCAACTCTGATAACTACAGCTACGTTGGTGGTATGAACACTGGTACTGCTGAGTCTCTCGGTGGTGATAGTGGTGCTTTCCGCGAAATGTCTTTCTCTATCGAGAAAGTAACTGTAAGTGCAAAGTCACGTGCTCTAAAGGCTGAGTACACCCTAGAACTCGCACAAGACCTTAAGGCAATCCACGGTCTTGATGCTGAGACTGAACTCGCCAACATTCTATCAACAGAAGTTCTCGCTGAGATCAACCGTGAGGTAGTTCGTACAATCTACCTAACTGCACGTCCTGGTGCTCAGAACAACGTTGCTTCTGCTGGTACTTTCGACCTAGACGTAGATTCTAACGGTCGTTGGTCTGTTGAGAAGTTCAAGGGTCTACTCTTCCAAATCGAAAGAGATTGTAACGCAATCGGTCAACAGACTCGTAGAGGAAAGGGTAACTTCATCATCTGCTCTGCAGACGTTGCTTCCGCCCTTGCAATGGCTGGTGTACTTGATTACAACTCACCATTCAACTCTAAGGCATCTGATCTACCTGATGACACCGCTTCTACTCTTGCTGGTGTAATCAACGGTCGTATCAAGGTTTATGTTGATCCATATTCCGCAAACGTAAGTGATACTCACTTCTACGTTGCTGGTTATAAGGGTTCTTCACCTTATGATGCAGGTCTCTTCTATTGCCCATATGTACCTCTCCAGATGGTTCGTTCCATCGGTCAGGATACATTCCAGCCTAAGATCGGATTCAAGACTCGTTACGGCATGGTTGCTAACCCATTTGCTGAGGGTCTTACCCAGGGTGCTGGTGCTCTTAACAACAACTCTAACGTATACTACAGAAGAGTTAAAGTTGCAAACATCTTCTGATCTAAAATCAGAAATCTCTCTAGAGGGTCTTCGGACCCTCTTTTTTTGTAACTAAATATTTAAAAAGTATGTAAAACAATGTCTGCAACTTGGATTAATAGACAACCAGAAAATAGAAACTACTTATCTGGTGTCAACTTTAAACTACAACTGATGAAATGTCCATCAGTAGAGTTCTTTTGTCAAGCAGCAAATGTCCCAGGAATCAGTTTACTAACTGCAGAACAACCTACCAGATTTAATTCAATTCCTATTCCTGGTGATGAAGTTCAATATGAAGACTTGACTGTAAGATTTTTGGTCGATGAAGATTTAAAAAATTATGCGGAGATCCATAGTTGGATTCGTGAGTTGGGTCATCCATATGACTTAAAAGAATTATACGACGCACAAACAGAAGCTGAAAAATCAATTCTTTATTACGGAGGCTATGCATCTGAAGGATCTGTTTATAGTCAGGCAATACTTCACATATTAAACTCAAACTTTAAGCCTAAATATAAAGTAGTGTTTAGAGATGTATTCCCAATCAGTTTGGGATCTCTGAACTTTGATTCTTCTCTAACAGATCCTGGATACTTCCCAGTAGAAGCAAGTTTCAAATACACTATTTACGATATTCTCTCTACTAATGATGAACCTATATGA